TTGCTTGTTACGATATCTCATCATAACATCACGAAGATATTGCTCTGCCTTTACCTTTGGAAGATTACCAACATCAATGTAGAAAATTCTTCTTTCTGGTGCTCTTGAAAGTCTATAAATTACAAGACTATCTTCAATCATTCTCAATTGATTGAGTGACTTGATTGCCTTATGGAGATATGAAAGAGTTGATCCCTTGTTTCTATCTACAAGTCCAGAAGTGCAATATGCAATGGAATCTTTTGACATCTTGATTCCTTGACTTGAACCACCAAGAGCTCCAGGTGCAGGAGTTCCTGTTGGATAAGTCATCTTTGGATTATACACAAAGTATTCTTCAATTTCAGGGAACTCAAAATCCATTGGATTATCAACGGTCCTTGATGAAATCTTATACTTATCACTTTCCTTTTTCTTTGCCTGTCGTACATAACGCATTTTCATTGCGTCAATGTATCTAAATTCTTGAATACCTGCTTCTGGATTTTTGAGATCAATTACCTTATGATAATAGAGTCTTCCATCAATATACCAATTTCTATAAATTTCGTGAGATTTCTTATCAAAATCCAAAAGTTCTAAAATATACTTAAACTCTTCTCTAATTTTCTTCTTAATGCCGTCACTTGCATTTAGATTTGAAAGTTCAATTTGAACAGGAGAATCATTAGTATCACTAACGATTGCTTCATTTACAATATCTTCAATTGCGCTGTCACACTCGGGATGAAGTGCCATTTCCCGATATCTTTTGATTAAATCAAATTCAGTCCTATAGACTCCTTCAATATCAACATACGAACCAAAAAACCCACTACTCAGATAGTGATCTACGGAATCCTCACTATTGGGAGGAACCGGAGATAGAGTAGTGGGTGATACTGCTTCAGTATCCTCAATAGAGAATCCAAACAATTTTGCCATAATCAAATTCTAATTTATTTCCTACTATTTATTATGCTTTCAAATTCGTATTAATTAGGTGGGGTTGGATTTAGTAGCAGGATACCAGTAATTAACTTGGAATTCTACTGTAAATTCCTCAATCGCATCTGAAGTATCAAATGAAAGATCAATTGCAGAAATATTGGTTGGGAAAATATCCTCAAATTTATATGAAACATCATCTGCCACACCAGAATCTCTTGTTGCAGTAATTGTTGAAGATGCTCTTTTTAATTGAGTTACCGTGGCACTTGCCATATAATTACTGGGATCGGCGGCGCCACTTGCATCTTTATATTGTGCAATGTGTTGCATCCAATCTTCCATAACTTTTCTGATTGCAAAACCAGTATCATTAATTACGGTAATCTGCCAAGTATCAAATGTTCGATCTCCTGCTACCTTAAAGACTCTTCCTCTAAAAGGAATATCAATATTTGATACATTTGATGCAGGAAGATTTGCTGCCTTACATAACATCAGAAAAGTATCTTTATCAAGGTTTCCAGCAGCACCAGGAATATTGCCAAATGATACTTCAAATAGATTGGCGCGAGCACCGCCACCTTTCAATGCTGTCTTAAACTGTGTTAGACTTTTGTTTGTTGCCATTTGTGGATTCTCCTTTTAATTTATTTATTTTAAATCAAACAGTACCAGCAACTTCTTCAAAACTTACGCCTGTGCGAGTTGCAACAAATGTAAGAGTAACATAATTAATTGACTTAGTTGGTTTCAAGTAGATGTCAGCACGGAATTCATTATTATCAATCACATCAGGAGTGTTATTTGTTGTATCGCAAACAACGAGGAATCCATAAAGACCTCTTTTTGCTTCAACGTCACGAAGATATGGTTCAACAATGTTTCTGAAGTTTGCTCTAGTCAGTTCATCATTGAGTTCAAAGAGTTGAGCATTTGCTGCTCTTTGTAGTGCTTGCTCGATAGTGAGGAACAATCTACGAACGTTAATACGGTCAAATGCAGATGCATATGCAAGTGCAGTCTTATCACCATACAATAGTGTTCCAACACCAGGTTGAGTAACAATAGAATTAATTCTCAATGGGTAGAGTTGATCTCTTTGATCCTTGGAAGGATTGTATGCAAGTTTGATTGCATTATTCAAAATACCTCTTTGTTGTCCTGCAGGAGAGAACCAAGGATATGATGTAATATTTGTTCTGCACATTAAACCTGCAATATCAGCATTGCAAGGAACATATCGGAACTGATTGTTGAATCTATCATAGGTGTACTTATATCCACTATCAAAGACTGCATAAGATGATGAGGAAAGTGAACTGAAGAATCTAATCAAATTGGTTGTCTGAGTTGTTGTGTTGGTAATATTTACCAAGTTTGCCCTATGAGGACCAACTACTGCCATACAATCCTTTCTCAATTCTGCGATTGAGATTAGACTATTTGCTTTTGCTTGTGAATCGGACTCATTGGTTAAACCAGGACCCATAATTAAATAATCAACAGCAATATTATCCTTATTATTAAAGAGATTATATGAATTTGTTAAATCTCCAAGTGCAGCCGTCATTCCACCGGAAGCAGAATAATCTATACCACCAGTTAAGGTGTAAGTTTTGTTACCGATTGCATTGAAGGTAACACCCTGTGCATTTTGTCCCCAGAGTCCACCACCAGATGTTACTGGAGTAAACGATGTAGAGAATGCAACTGCTCTTGGAGCAGTTCCCCAGAAAGCATCAGCAGCACTGGATGCATTATATCCTGCGTAGATTTGTGATGAGAAATCTGCAATATAATTCTTGTACCAGATTTTCTGTGGAGAATTAACTGCGGAAATTGCATCAAGTGCCTTGGAAAGTCCTACGTGCTTCTCAATGATTGAACCTTGAATTCCGGTGATTGTACCGAAATCATCAACAACAGCAATATTGATACCATCTCCTTCTCCACCTCTTGCAGCAGTGTAACTTGTAGTTACTGGTTTTGGTGCAATAGATTTCCAATAAACAGTGCTATTAGTCAGACCAAGAGTTTGTTGATCGTACCAATCCACAACCGTTGCAGGGGTAAATCCTGCTGCTGCACTGGTTCCAGTTGCAATACCAGAGTTGTTTATAAAACGCAAAGTTTGGGAAGTTGCAAATGATGCAAAAGTATTTCCCTGAGAATAATTAATTAGAGTTTCTGTGCCTGCAGAAGAAACTCTGGAAACAATGTGAACATCAATTGAACTGTTCCCGTTTGTGGAATCAGTGGTAACTCCAGTGATAATCCCTTTCAAATACCCAGTAAATGTTGATGTTGATCCAACACCAGGAATTACTGCATTTGTAAGTGTGGTTGTAACTCCAAATCCAATAGATGCTCCATAAACAGATGGATTTGTAGTTGCAATACCGATTGTTTGATCAGCAAAATCATCAACAAAACAAACTTTTAGACTATTTGCCCAAGAACCTGCATTTCTTGCTGAAAATGTGAAATTTGTTGAAGTTGAAAAATTATTTTGATAGTCGTCGTAATTTTTAATGTTGAGTGCAGTGGTTGTTCCAATTCCTACACCAGCATTTGCACAATTGAGTGTGCTGCCACTAGTTCTAACAACCTTAAGAATACCACCATATGAGAGGTAGGATGATGCACTCATCCAGTACTCATATTGAGCATCTGTTGAAAGTGGTTTTCCGAAAGTATTGATTAGATCGCGTTCGTTTGCGATATCAATTGGATAATCTACAGGTCCGATTGGGAAAGGTCCTGCAATTGCTCCAATATTATCTAAAACATTATCAACTCTTCCTACTGTTAAATCAACCTCTCTGACGAGTACGCCTGGAGATAATTGAGGAGTCGCCATGTTTTTCTCCGTAAAGTCTCAGTTTATCTAAAAAATATTTATTAAAAAACCAATTTACATATATTCCCACATGTAAGCACGATCTCCATACTCATCAACGTGCCATGTATCTCCGTCAACATCAGTAAAAGTATTCTCACCAAATCCATCTGAAATGAATCCAAATGGAGACATATCCTGCTCTATTTGATTTTTTTGTTCTTCATACAATCTCTTTCTTACATCCTGATCCGTAAGTTCTTTGAAATAATCTTGTGCAACTAACCAGGCATAAATTACCAAACACATTGCCAAGTCATCATTGCAACCTTCTTCTGCCTCAAATGAATTATGTTTTTGAATGAATGTTGTTAGTTCACTCATAATTTCATAATCATTGAAGATAAGTTTATTCTCCTCAACCATTGTTTTGAGATTTAGACATCCAATTTTTTTAACGGTTTTAGACATCTTCACACCAAGTTGAGTTTTCTTTCCAGAAAATCCTTGTCCAACAATTTGTCCAGCCCTACCTCTCATAGAGCACATAAGAAGATTATTATATTCTAAATCATACTGAAGAATACTTGCTACTTGATCACCAACATCATTTACTTCACATAAAATGTAGGAATTGTTATAACTTCTTGCAACATC